AGGGTCAGACTCAATTCTCCGAATGACCGGCCCGCTTTGCCCTTTTCGCCAGGGCTGGAGCCGTTCGACTACGCGAGCCGCCCGTACATCCGGCGGATCCACAACACACAGTCGAAGAGGCTCTTGTTGATGACTGCGCGCCAGGTCGAGAAGTCGACTACGCTGGCCATCAAGTCATTCATCTATACATGCCTGATCCCGCACTTCAAGATCCTATACGTCTCACCGTCAAGCACTCAGACCAAGCAGTTCTCAAACGACCGCATCAAGGAACTCCGGGAGACCTGCCCAGCTCTTAGAACGTGGTTCCCAGATCACATGGTCGACAACGTCTTTGAGAAGAAGGCGATCAACCGTAGCCAGATCACGCTCCGGTATGCGTACCTCAATGCCGACCGGTGCCGTGGTTTGTCGGCCGACGCGATCTTCATCGACGAGTTTCAGGACATCCTACTCGACAACATTCCGGTCATTACCGAGGCGTCCTCGCACTCCCCGTACAAGTACCAAGTGTTCTCAGGCACCCCTAAGTCGGAGGACAATCCGATCCAGCAGTACTGGTCCTCGGCGTCTACGCAGAATGAGTGGGCAGTTCCCTGCGAGAGACATGGCCGTCCCGGCGATCCAGGTACATGGCACTGGAACATCCTGGATGAAGCCAACATCGGCACTGAGGGCCTCATCTGTGATCGATGCGGCAAGCCAATCAATCCAGTGCATCCTAAGGCCACATGGGTTCGCACTGCTGGCCCGCTAAGCGAGGGATCTATCTACGAGGGATTCCGCATCCCACAGCTCATGGTCCCCTGGACGGACTGGCCCGAGCTCCTAGCCAAGTACCGGGACTTTCCTCGAGCGCAGTTCATGAACGAAGTCTTGGGCCGCAGCTTTGACTCGGGACAGCGGCCCCTGACCCAACAAGAGCTCATGGATAACTGCGACCCAGAACTACGGATGACTGCGGAGGTCATCAAGGACGTCCTCAAAAAGACGACCTCACCCATCTACGCGGGGATTGACTGGGGGCAGGACAGTACGAAGTCCTACACAATCCTGGTCCTCTGTACGTATGTCGGCGGTAAGTTCACTGTCTTCTTTGCCCATCGGTTTGAGGGCGCAGAGATGGAGCCGCACATCCAGCTTGAGAAGATCAAGAAGTTCATCAAGCAGTTCAACGTGCGTCGCGTAGGGGTGGACTACGGTGGCGGCCACCATCCCAACTCGGAGCTACTGCGCGAGTTTGGTAAGGATAGGATCGCGCGCTTCCAGTACAGCAGTACCAGCTCCCTATGGAAGTACGACCACGAGCACGAGCGGTACAAGGTCCACAAGCACGAAGTACTTAGCATCGTGTTCAACGCAATCAAGTCCCGGAAGATCTTTCGGTTTCCCTGCTGGGATGACTGGAAATCTCCGTTTGGCACAGATCTTCTCGCAGTCTTCTCCGAGTACAATGAGCGCACTCGCCTAACAGAGTTCAAGAAGTCTCTGAACGCGACGGACGACACACTCCATGCGATTGTCTTTGCGTTCTTGGCTGCTTACCCAGAGAACCCAAGGCCGGAGCTAATCAAGCCTAGCTTGCGCGTTGATATGGCTAAGCAGGTTGAGCGCGAGATGTTTGACGGGGGTTGAGTGCTAAGAAGAACCCCATCACTTGTTAGGTGATGGGGCCTCCCCTTTCGGGGAGGAGGATCAGGCGGCGGCCTGCACTGGACCTTCCGCGACCGGAGCGCCAGCGGCCTTCAGTCGGGTGAAGATGACGTCGTCGGACAGCCCAGCCCTGCGCGCGATGTCGATGTACTGACTGGCGCGAGCGATATCCCACCGCTCGTTGGCGGGGAGGTTGCCCGAGCGCCGAACGGCATTCGCGGCGACGTACTGAATGGTGAGCTTGGTGCCGACCATGACGATCGCCGAGACGATCATCACGGGGATCGCGTACTTGGCCGGGAGCCTCGACCCGGCCAGCTTCACGATGCCGAGGCCAATGCCAGCACCAGCGGCGGCGGGGACCAGCAACTCCCCAATGTAGCCGGAAACAACGTCGAAGCCGCTGAGGCCGGTGTCCAGCCCAGAGGCGAACCCCGACCCTGGGGTCTTGACCAGCTGGGTGGGCTGCGTGGACGGGACGGCGGGATTGTTGTTGTTGTTCATGGTTTCCTCTGAGATATTGATTGGATTGTTGTTGTTGCGGGGTGCCGGGGACTTCCCACGGCGCCCCCGGTGGGCCTCGACGTTGATTGCGTCAAGGCCCTGCATCGGGTTTTCGGACAATGAGCACCTCCATTGGTTACTCACTATCCTTATACCAGGTACAACCTTATTTTTTACGACGTAGGATCCCCTCAATCAAATCACCGATTGAGGATGGGATCGAATACTCACGGTACTTGTCCAGCGTTGGATCTAGACTTCCGGATGTCTCTGCGAAGATGACTGCGGACGTCCTCAGCCTTCTGCGAGACTCAGCTAGTTGCTTATGCAGTGATTGTAGCTCAAGGGAGGCGGCGTATCCCTTGTTACCGACAACCCATGCGCTCATGGCAGTGACCAGCCTTAGGAATGGTACCCAAGGCTTTCGATCCCCAGTGACCTCCGCGATCACTTGCAGGTCCTCCTCAGACAACCTTAGGAAGATCTCTACCCATGGGGCTATCTCAGCTTCAGTCCAAGCTCCGGCGCGTACTTGCTCTAGGCAGAGAACGTAGAGATTCTCGCCATACTCTCTTGTGACGTGGAGAGGATTGTCTTTTACATCCAGGACTCTGAGCAAGACTTCTACGGTAGACTGGAGCCTTCGTACCTGTCCGCGGAGGGACGCAAATTCCTCGCGACCTACGACGACCCGGTTACCTTCTGCTCTAGCAACTCGTAGCTCTTCTACTTCTGCGGGGTCTAGGTATTTTCTCCTGTCCCGCTCTTTCTTGATTACGGTTAGATGTCCTGTGCGGATAGAGTTCCGCACGGTCTTTGTGGTCACTCCCAGATGCTGCGCGGCATCCTCAATCGTATAAAGCGACTCAGCCATTATGTTCCCCTTGCGGCACACCTGCTCCTAGGCGGATAGTCAGCATCTATCCACTTGGGTATACTCCCCTTCGTGAGGGTAGCCATGAGCTTTACGCGTTCCATCACTGATCAAGATCTTCGCGAGGCTGCCAAGAGCGCGAGCTCCGCATACCTCCAAGGTGGCTCGGATCTCACTGATGCGGTGGTAAAGGCTGCATCTGGGATCCCGTCAACGCTCACGGACGAGCACGTCAAGCGTCTTTGTGAGATGACCTACCACGAGACGTACGAGCGCATGTTTAGAAACGAAACCGGTTCTGATCGACTGGTGTCCTTCGACCCTCCCAATGCCAAGGAGGCGTCGGCCCGCCTACGTGTTGAGAAGGTTGCGTCTGCCTCTGCGCGTCTACGCACAGCTGGCTCAGCGGGAGAAGCCGACAAGACCGCCTCAGCCGTCGCAGCGATCCGGCTACCCCGCCAGTTCGCTCCGACAAACATGTTCGATGAGAAGACTGCAAGTCTTTCTTCGGACTCCGGCATCCCGTGGAATGATGCCTACGCCGAGGCGCGGTTGCTGGAGAAGACGCTGCGGCACCAGATCGAGCAGCTGAAGACCGCGTCTGCCTCAAACCAGACTGGAGCCCAAGATGTGCTCCTTGAACTTATGGATCATGTCCAGCACGCTACCTTTGATGGAGCTACTGCGGGGCAGATCCTTGAGCTAGCCATGGAGGGCGCGGCCGAGCAGGAGATCCCTGAGATCTACGTGCAGAAGATGGCCTCGCTACTTACTGATGGCATGAGACATCGCAAAATTTCTCTTGAGGGCAAGGTGGCATCCGCTGGGATCCCCAATCTCAAGCATCCCATCGCAGTGCTTGGTGCCAAGCTGGCCTCCCATCTTTACGAGAAGGCAGCGGCCGATGAGGCGCTGGTAGATATTCGTGCGGCACGCATGGCTCTGACTGGCGCGGGGGGACTTCATGCGGCGAGGGTTTGAGCCCATGCTAATCAAGGCTGCCTCTCTCTACGTCTGCGGAGATATGGAGAAGCAAGCACTCATTGGCAATATCTCAAACGCTGGGCGTGCCGTTGGAGCGCTCCTCTCCTCTGGCGCATCTAGGGGCGCTGATCTCCTAGGAAAGGGAGCCAAGGTAATTGGATCCTCTCCCCAGTTTGCAGGTCGCACGTTAGGTGCTGCTATGGTTGTCAGTAGCTTGCCCCAGGCGGCGGCCAGGGCCGGGAACGTATACCGAGCCACTAAGAATGAGTACAACGATCAGGGAGGCTACTGATGCTTCGGACTACCGCATACCAAGCCGCAGCTAGCGGAGAGATCTCTTCGGGCACGTTGGCTCACCTAGAGAAGGTTGCAGCAGCCCAGACGCTTAGCTTCTCAGAGCTGGTCGATCGGCTTGAGTACGAGCGCATGCCTCAGGCAGATAGGGAGACATCATCGCTCAAAACTGCTGCGTCTGCTATCCAAAAGAGCGCAGCAGCCCCCGCTATGAGCTCAGATGTGAAGAACATGCTGATCGGAGGAGGAATCGCCACTGCGGCTCCGTTGGTTGCTGGGGCTCTCTACTCCGGGGGCAAGGCCCTGCATGGTAAGGTTACGGAAAAGCGTGACCTCAAACGAATTATGCAGGTCCACCCCGGACTTGCCCAGTACACTCCACAAGACATCCAACTCGCCTTCAAGTCTGTAAGGCGTTTCGCCCCCGAGATTACTCGGGATCCACTAGCAGGAGGTAATGCCCTAGGCACTATCCTCCGTGCGAGGGATCCGATGACCCCCGGGGGAGCTCCAGAGTTGTCCGGTGCAAATATTGCTGAGTCCTTCAGCCGTGCGCGTCAGCAAAGAGATCCAGCTATTGACGCGGTCATGGGCTCTGTGACTGGTGGCGTTGGGGCTGCCCAGCGCATCCGCGATGCTTCCCAGGAATTTGCAAGGCGCCTGGAGCTTCAGCAGCAACAGGCAGACCTCAAGCACGGCAAGGACATGCTTCTTGAGGCCGAGAAGGATCGCCTACGGCGGATCACCTGATGGAGAAATACGCACTCTTCCGTGGTACCCAGGCCACTGGGGCACCCAACGTCCACCTGATCGAGCCTGGGTCTCTGTATGGCCTGGGCTCGACGGCTGACCTTTGTAAGACTGCGTCCAAGGAACACCTACCAGAAGTCATGGAGCTCGTAGAGAGTCTCCAACCGCAGCCAGACCGTCTGTACCTTTTGAACTCTGCACTTGGGGCAGGTGAGCATGTTGGATTCAACATGCGCGGCGACTGGTTCACGGAGAAGGGTCTTCTTCATACTCCCGAGGGCTGGGACAAGATTGCCGTTTGGGACATTGACGGCAGACGTCAGGCAGCCAACCAAACAGAGCATATTGATGGCTGGGGTAACCTCGCATGGGGCTTCCCCACGTTCATGAATGCCCATCGCTTCCGGCACCATGTGAACAAGGATCCTAATCGAGCCTATGGCTATGTCCTAGGAGCGTTCTGGGATCCCCGTATGCACCGAGTCGTTCTGGTCACGGAGCTGATCCGCTCTCTATGTGAGCAGCTTGGCGCTCTGCACATCTACGACCGGATTGCCAACGGCGAGTTCCCCGATACGTCTATGGGTGCCAAGGTTCCGTACGATCGCTGTTCGATCTGCGGACACATCGCGCGGACTCCGGCTGAGTACTGCATGCACGTAAAGGCCGGAGCACCGGCACCCTACGGCATGAACGCTCTGTTGCCGGATGGACGTAGGTGCGGCGTCTACAACGACTACCCGCGTTTCTTCGATGACAGCCTGGTCTTTGTGGGGGCAGAGCGTTCCGCCAAGATCATGACGAACCTCACGGACCAAGTCAGTGGGGACAAGCCGTACAGCCAGAAGATCTACTCCTTCGGATCTGGCATGAAGGTGGCTGCTGCTCCAATGCGGCCAACCGAGAATGCCCCGGCGGACGGAGTTACCGCGACAGCAGATTCGCAGCCCCCGATGGCTACGGATCGCCCGCTCTCCCGTTTGGCTATTGCTATTCGCAGGGCGCAGCAGGAGCGCAATCCTAAGGACGGCGGTGACTCCGCAGATCGCCTCACCCAGGTTCTAGACCGTGTGCGGCCCTCGGATACTAGTGAGGAGAAGGAAATCCTGAAGCTCCTTTCAAAGAAGCCTGGCCAAGCAAAGAGCGCCTCGCTGAAGTGGGCTGAGATCCTGAAGCGGATCCCTTCTCCTGGTCCCGGTGAGCGAGCGATTGTTGCAGCGTATGAACGCAGGACTAAGACGATCCCGGAAGAGCAGCTCATCGCTCTAGCTACAGACCCGCACTCGGCGATGATGAAGGGAGCAGAGCTAGGTATCGTCTTCACCCCGGAAGAGTTCCAGTACATTACTCTGTACGGGGTTGCCCCAAAGACGGCGTCAGCGCTGCACCGTGCCAACTTGGTATTCGCGCCTGCTCCGATCAATGAGTCTGCGTCCGTGGACTTCCGGGTTCACGCAAAGACAGCTGCGGCGCCTGAGACGCTACAGGCTCTAAATGATATGTTCTGGGAGAGGTCATTCGCCCCAGTAGCTGTGCTGGGACGTATCGACGCAGACTACTCCAGGAGCACAATCTACAAGGCAGCTACTGCCGTAGAGTTTCCGGGCTCGGATGTGCTTGCTGAGTTCTACAACGATTACCGAGGGGGTCTCTTGGCGCAGCCGCCTAATTGGCGGTATGTTACTGGCGGACAACGGGCATTGCCAAGTCTGACGACAGAGGCGAAGTTGGCCAGCACAGCGCAAGGCGTCTCACAGGGACTTCTCCTCCTTGCATTTTGGCCGTCCCTCTCAATAGGATAAGGCAGTCTCATGTCACCCAGGCCGAGGGATCTTCGGATCTCGACGAAGCCCTCCACAGTCCAGATCACAAATGGAGTCCCTGATGTCGTACCAGAATACCGTGGATGAGCAGGCCGCTCTCGAGCTCTTCGCCAAGCAGGCGAGCGCCGAGGGTATCGACCTCGAGCAGCTCGATGACGAGCAGGTCGAGGCCGCCTTTGCCCACTTCGTCGAGAACATCCTTCCTGAGATGTTCGAGGGCGAGAAGGAAGCTGAGGCCGAGGAAGTTGAGGACACCCTCGAGAGCAAGATTGCCGCCGCGCAGAACGCCATCGCGTTCGACGCCTTCGTCAAGGCCGCAGCTGCTGAGGGCGTTGATCTCAACGATCTGAGCGAGGATGACGTTGCCGAGCTCTTCGGCGCGTGGCTCGTTCAGGACGTCCCGGCTCTCTTCGAGGAGCAGGCCAAGGAGGCTGAGCTTCTCGAGTACGCCAAGATCGCCGAGGCCAACCTGTCCGAGATGACCGTCATGGGTCAGCACCTCGGTGAGGTTGCCGCCGATGCGTTCCTCGCGAAGATCGCCGCCGGAGAGGATGCCGCCCCCGGCATGGCTCGCAGGGCCTTGGATACCCTGAAGGGTGGGGCTCGTCGTACCGGTGAGCTGCTCACCGCCAAGAACGTGCGGGGCGACGTCCAGCGACACATGGAAGCCACAGGCAAGGGCCGCGTAGGCGCCTACGCGGACATCCTCCGTGGTGGCATGTCGGAGTCCAGCCCCATGGCCCGCACCGAGGCTCTGAAGTCTCTCGGTACTCAGGCCGGTGCTCTAGGGCTCGCGGGCCTAGGCACGTATGGCGCCTACAGGGGTATCAAGGCCTCGAAGGCGCGCAAGGCCGCCCGTATGGCCGAGGGCTCTAAGTCCGCCTCTGCAATCGACGAGCGCGTCCTTGAGATCCTCGCCGCGCACGGCCTGATCGAGGGCTGAGCAACCCATGAGCCCCCTGCATCCAGCTTTGATTGCTGCTGCTAGCCAGCACGTCGCCAAGTTGGCGCAGGGGGCACTCATGCCCATGGCAACTACGACTACGAGCCCTATGCGCTCATCAATGCCTTCAGTAACCAGCGCCCCGCGCGCTCCAGTTAGCCCCGGACATCAGGTGGCCTCGGGAACCCCAACTCCCGCCACATCCAGTCCGGCGATGCAAAGTAGCCCTGTTTCACCTCCGATGGGCACTCCGCCCGGAAGAAACAAGGTACTCTCCGCAGGTCCTACGCCTGCTCCCATGCCACTTCCAGTTTTGCGTTGAGAGGTCCACCATGAGCCGCTGGCAAAGCCACATCGATCAGATCCTCGGAGATGCTCGCGCCCGTGCGGCCGGGCAGGACTCTGCCAACAAGACTGCCTCCGCCCCGGGCGTCCTAGACGCGGCGAAAGAAGCAGCCGACGCGTTGGACTTTGTCGCGCATCAGGACCCGGGCACGGGTGCTTCTCTGCGGCAGTTCTTCGTTGAGAAGGCCGCGCTTGCTCCAGCGGTGTCGCCCACAATGACGACCGGAGAGCAGGCTGAGCCTCCCCGCAAGACGGGCAAGCCCGCGGCCTCTCCCTCCGGCGGTTCTCGTCCGGCTGTCACCGGAGCTCCCGCCGGTCAGATGCCCGTAATGCCCATCAGCCAGGAAGGCGGCGGACTCGTTGCCAAGAAGGCTACGGCCGCTGGTGCGGGTATGTCTCCTCCTGCTCAGCACGGCATGGGTTGGAGCCCGATCGCCCGTGGTCCTCAGGATGACCCGCAGTCCTGGTCCCCCGGCCAGTGGACTCCGGCGAACGCCAAGGTCGCTTCTCAGGCCGAGGGCACAACGCTGTTCGACATCGTCATGCAGGGCCGCACGGCCTCCAAGGAAGCAGCGGCAGCGGGCGGCGACCCCTCCGAGGCAGGGTCTAGCGGACTAGGCCGCTCAATCAAGAGAGTAGCCAAGGGAACTGCCGCAGGGGCGGTTCTGGGCGGCCTTGGGGGAGCAGCCCATGGGGCACTTGGTTCTGGAACTCCTCAGGAGCGCGCCGCCCGCGCGTTGATCCACGGGCTTGGTGGGGCCGCAGGGGGATCAGTGGCCGGTGGGCAAGTTGGGGGTTTTTATGATGCGGTGAAGAAGTACACGCCTGCTAAGGGTACTTCAGAGCCCGCTCCCGGCCATGGCCGTAGTGAGCAGGTAGGACTGTCAGGGCTGAAGAAGGACCTTCTCGGGACTGTTGGCGGAACACTAGGAGGCTCTGCCTTGGGGGCCCTGGCCGGAGGTGCTGCGGGACATGCGCTGGGCGTGGGGGCCTCGCCCGGAGCGATGATGGGAGGTGTCCTAGGAGCTGCTGGCGGGGGTGCCACAGGAGCCCTTGCACGCCTTGGCGCCCGGTACAAGGAGGCTCCTGTCGCGAAGAAGGAGGCCGCCTCACAGGAGGACTTGGACGCAGCAAAGAATAAGGCCCGCGCCGCTATGGTTCTCCATGGGCTGAGTCACTTTGGGCCGGGTCCTCTTGCCGGAATTCCTGCGGGATACGTCCAACGCAATGCACTTCTTCGTGCGGGGATCGATCCTAAGGGGGGAGGAGAGGGGACGTTTGGGGCACAGCACCCAATTCTCTCGGGCCTGCTGCCTGTTGCTGGGACCATTAGTGCCTACAACGCCAGTGAGCGTATTGGTAGGACGAAGCCCTCTCGCAGCTCCTCTGAGAAGAAGGCCATGAGCCCTGCACAGTACGTCGGTGGCCAGGATAGCGGCGCTGCTCCCTCGGCCAACGAGGGTTCTCTCACCCGCTTCCTCTCCAGCAATGAGGCTGCGGTTGGGTACACCAAGCGCGACGCGAAGCTCCCGACCCGCGCCCGTATCAAGGAGGTCTTCCAGAATGTGGATGACCCTGCGAATGGCGAGGCAGCCCGCGCAGCGTTCCCAACGGCATCCGCCCGAGGAGGACTGAAGGTAGCTTCTCTTCGTGGATTCCTAGGAAATCCCAACTGAGTCTAGGACTCTACTCTAGGAGTTGCCATGGCCCTGCCTCCTCTACTAACGCAGTCTCTTCTTCACGGAGCCACCGGGGCGGCCGTGGGGGGTACTGTTGGGGCTGCTCTTGGTGCTGCTACGGCTAGGTCGGGGCAGAGAAGGGAGGAAGCTAAGCGGTGGGGGAAGCGCGGCCTAATTGCCGGAGGGCTTGGTGGACTTGTGTCTCCCTCCCTCCGGGCAGGTAAGGCATTCTTGGTTGGCAAGGCAGTCCACAAGGCCGAGCATGAGTTGGCTCCTATGTACTCTAGGATTCGCGCGAGTGTCGATCTCAATGACCCGGAGGTCGTGACTCTCCAAGACCGCATCATCCCGCCGATGCAGCGTAAACTTGATGTTCTTAAGAAAGAACATCAGGCACTTCTATCTCCGGTTCCTGCTCTTGAGGTAGTACGCCAGGGCACTATCGGAGGTGGCGTCGGCGCCTCCGTGCCCCTAGCGGTATCCCGCATCTCCGACTTCTTGAAGGCTAGGTTGAGCTCCCGCTCTGCCTCGCCTCCCTCAACTAGTGCTACTGCGGTAACTCCCGAGGAGAAGACAGCATCTCGCATGTTGACTTCTCGTGGTCATTCACCTGCGCGTGTTACACTAGGAAAGTACGCAAATGATCCTCTAGCTCCTGATAAGGGTGAGCCGCTCCAGTACGAGACTGCGCAGGACCGTAAGGCCCGTCGAGTTGCAGAACTACTGAAGAAGTCCATGCCGACAGGAACCGCCGAAGGATCTGCCTCTCCCACACCCAAGCGAGGAACCCCATGACCCCCACTAATGTGCCGGATCCGGCAATCCGCGCTGCGGTCGAGAAGAGAGCTTCGGATACTCTTCGCAGCGTCATCGCGTACGCCCAGCAGCTCGAGGCGGAAGTCGCCAACCTTCGCGAGAAGGTGGCCAGCTTCGAGCATCGCGACCGCGTTGTTGGCATCGTGGACACCATGGAGGAGAAGGGTCTGCTTCCGGGCATGACGCGCTCCGAAAAGATTGCCCACGTTGCAAACGTCGATGACATCGATGTACTTACCCGCGCAGTCGATCTAGCTGGCGGGAATGGAACAAAGATCGCGGAGCTTGCTCGCGTCCCAGATCGGGGTGCTAGCGGCGAAGATGCGTTCCTCCACTTCTGCCTCACTGGTGAGAGCCCCTGACCAGTAGTGTAGACTGTCCTCACTCACCTAGGAGTTTCCGCCATGGCTGGCACATACTTTGAGATTCTTCGGCCCGGGTACAGCACCCTGACCACGCATGACCTGCCCTACACCAATGGCACTGGTGAGACGGGCGTCCAGGTCTTCAATCCCCTCTCGGCCCGTCCCCTCATCGAGGGTGAGTGGCTCCAGTATGACTCGACCCAGGGCAGCTGGTTTGCCACCCGTGGTGGCTTGAACTCGGCCTCCCCCGGTACCCCGGCTAATGAGGGTACTGTCATGGCGTGGCCGCACTGGCTCGAGCGCGGTCGTTTCGACGCGCAGACCCGTCAGTACGCGCACCTCCTGAAGGGGCCTGCGGGCTTCTCCTTCCGTACTCGCGTCTGCGACTCAACCGGCCTCGCTGTTGGCGACCTGGTGTCGGTGTGGGACATTGACCTAGGTGACGGCGTTGTCCGTCGCGGTCTAGCAGCCGCCACCAGCGGCGGCATCTGGGCGGTTGGCGTTGTCGAGCGTGTCTTCGGGACGAACGACATCGCTGTCTACTTCAACCCGACGTACATCCCCTGATCTCCTGATCAGCACCCCATTCACCCTTCTTAGGAGATCCCCATGACACCCGATACTGGCTTCCAGTTCGACGCTGAGCAGTACAACACCGGCTTCATCGAGCGCCTCAACTCGGGGCAGGAGAAGGAGGCCGCTGCCCAGGCCCTCAACTTCATCCGCGATCGTCTCCGCGAGAATTGCTTCTCGGACATGATCCTCCCGCCCCGCCGCGTTCAGCGCGCTGAGCTGGAGCGCTCGGTCAACCACGACACGCTCGTCTACATCGACGAGATCGAGCCGGGTTCCCGCGCGATGTCGCTGACCTTCCGCGGCCAGCCCTCCGCCACCTACGTCTCCGGCAAGCGTTACGCGATCAGCTTCTGGACGATCAGCTCGCTCAAGTTCGAGATCATCGAGCAGGAGCTTGCGGCGTACCGGATGCCGATTACGCGCATCATCGAGGAGAACTCGATCAAGGACATGCTCGAGGTCAAGGACCGCGAGTTCATCAGCCACGTTGACGCTTGCGTCGAGGCGATGCAGTCCGAGGGCAACGGCGGCGCCGTCGCGTTCACCGGCTCGGCCGTTGACGCGGGTTCGGTTGTCGGCGTGTCCAAGCTGAAGGGCCTTCTGGCCGTCCAGCGCGGTGCCGGCGGTACGGACGACTTCCTCCCTCTGGCCATCCAGAAGGTTGACGTCATCGAGATCAAGCGCCTTCTCAAGCGCGAGATCTTCGACTCGAACGGCGTTCGCGTCCGCAAGGCGCGTCTCCGTCCGTCCGTGATGCTCGCGACTGAGGCGGACACCGACAACTTCGACCAGTGGACCACCGAGGACAAGGGCGAGCAGCTCCAGTCCAAGACCACGATCGAGGGCTACGGCTACGACCAGTCGGTCGGCCTGCGCATCATCCGCACGATCAAGAACGACATTCTCCGCGAGGGCAATGTCTACGTCTTCACCGAGGCGGACTTCTTCGGCCGGAACTTCATCTACAACGACATCAAGTTCTACGTCGACAAGATCGCGAACCGCATCTTCTGGCAGGCGTGGATGGACATCGGTATGGGCTTCGGCAACATCGCCTCGGTGGTGAAGCTTGAGCTCTACTCGGGTTCGGTCACCCCCACGGCCGAGACCGCTGGCTTTGCCCGCGCGGTCCCGATCGACGAAGAGGGTATCGGCGCGGTCAACAACTTCGTGGCGCAGGGCCTCACCTTCCCGAAGGTTGTGATCTACTGATCCAACTGAGGTGGGTTACCGCTCGCCTCAACGGCCCCGATACCTTACAATGAGGGTATCGGGGCCGTCCTTCTTTAGGCATCACAACGGAGAGTTCAAAATGAAGTCAGCTGAGCTGCTTGTTACCAACGTGATTCTCGATCCGACGTACAAGCCCGTAAAGCTAAACCTGGTTGGGGCTATGCTCCGTCCAGTGATTGCCGGGAGAGCTCTTCCTCCTCGCGGCACCCGCATCCTCTCTGTCTCTGAGCTGACAGAGTCCATCATCTCGGACATTGCTCGCGGGATGGATCATGGAGCCCTTCGCGTCCGAGCGCGGGTAGGGTCTCAGCGCGATCTGACCCTCGACGAGATTCGAAAGCTCGCAGGACTTCCGGTTTTGTCGGCTCCGGTGGAGGTCTCTGCTGGGTTGCCGTTGTCCCAGGAGGAGCCTGCACCGGAGCCGACTCTGGTAGCAGATGTAGTCGCTGAACCTGAGCCAGTCGTTGAGCCCGTCGTTGCGGAGGAGCCGGTTGCTCCTGTGGCTGAGGAACCCGCTGCGCCGGTGGCTACCGTCGATGATCTTCTTGAGCCTGAGCCCGCTCCGGCTGCCGAGGAGAAGTCGCTCTACGACGCTGACAAGCTCATGGCTCTCAAGAGCGATCAGCTGTCGGAGATCTTGGTCTCTGAGTTTGAGTACCCTGCCGACCAGCTCTACAAGCTCAAGACCAAGCAGGCTAAGATCGACGAGATCCTAGCGCGTCAGGGGGTGTGATTTGGCCCAGATCCTAGCTAACAACATCTCGGATCGGACCAATCCTCCCGGCGGTGCTCGCGCTGTCGACATTGGTGCCGTGCGAATCTGGCCCGGACGTTGCGCTCTAGTGGCGTCTGAGGACATTACTGCATCAGTGCAGGCCCTAAGGGGTTCGTACCTGGAGTTTGGTCATCTACCCGCAGAGTACCTAGCTAGTCCTCCTGCGCCTACCGAGCCGATGACCGAGGACGAGCTGCGTGCTAAGCTAGAGAAGATGAGCCTCAAGGCGCTCTACGACTTGGCCGAGGGCATTACGCCTACTCCCACAAAGCGCCCGAACGCTGCACGCATGGTGCACGCGATCCTGCGTGCGTGCCGGAACCCTGATTCCCTGGACCCAGCGAAGTTCTTCTTCACTCGGCATTGGAAGAAGGTTGGCCCGGATACCTACGTTCCCGTGGAGTGACTCATGGCGTACGATCTTGGGCTAGTCACGGGAGAGACAACACCTATCCCGTCCGCCAGTGCTCGAATGAACCAGATCATCATCATGGTTCAGGAGTACATGCGTGACGCGCCCGAGCTCAACCGCCTTATCCAGGGCCAAGAATCCAGCCCGCGCCAGATTGCTTGGGCGGTGCTGGACGCCCTCGACTACTACAACTCTACGCCTCCCTTCATGGGACGCGTAAGCCTGCACAACTTCCCGTCTATGCACCTCTTGCTTCGACTAGCAGTGGCCACACTGTTGGAGAGCATCTCGCTGCTACAGGCACGTAATCATCTCACGTTCAGCGACGGCGGCATCACCGTCTCCGTGTCTGACAAGCACCAGATGCTTATGAGCTGGGCTCAGATGTACAGAGCGTCGGCGGAGCAGCGTACTCGCCACATCAAGCGCGCGATTAATGTCGAGATGGCGATGCAGGGTACCGGAGCCTTCTCTGAGTACTTCGTCATCAACGGCGTCTACATCCCCGGTTACTGAGGTCCAACATGATCCAGTTTGCGGGTATTAAGGTCCGCTCCTTTGCGGTGAACTACTACGATATCTACTGGGAGCTCGAGCCTCACAACTCGGACATCCAGGAGTGGCAGTTCTTCGTGGATCGCTCCTCTGTGGAGAATGGCGAGTTTGTTCAGATTGCGGGACCGTTGACGGACCAATACTACCTACGCGACAACATCGTCCATACGCTGTCCCAAGCTAGAACTTGGTTCTACCGCGTCAGGGCTGTCCGTATTGCGGACGGATACGAGATCACATCCGACTCCTCTGACGCAGACGGAGAGTCTGACCTGATCTGCGAAGAGATTGTGCGCAACGAGTACGTCATGTGGCGAGAGTACTCGGGCATCGCAATCTGGCTGTTCGCGAAGAGGACATTTGGACAGAGATGCCCCTCATGCTTCAACCCCCGGCTAGGCAAGACGACCACGCCATCCTGCGAGGTCTGCTGGGGCACCGGCTACTCTGGTGGATATCACCGCCCGGTAAAGATCTGGGGAGAGATCCAGGGCAACCATGATCTACAGATCCAACGCACTGTGGACGATCAGAAGGCTGTCTCCGGTGCGATCTTCACTGGCCCGCCATCCCCGGACGTTGCAGTAGGCGACCTACTCGTAGACGCTCGAAATCGTCGATGGCTGGTGACGGCCGTAGGCGGCTCAATGCGACTTGGAGTTACTGTGCGACAACAGCACGTACTAATCCCAGTCGAGAGATCTCAGATCCAGTTTAAGGTGCCACTCAAGATTGACACCTCAACAGAGGAACTGCGGGGAGCCAGAAACTTCTCGAATCCGCAGAACCTAGAAGCGGCAAAGCGTGATACCTCGTACGAAGACATCCTAAGAGTGTATGGGTTCGGATGAGTAACCAAGACACACAGACGCCTAAGAAGGGGCTATTCCAAGAGGTCAAGCCTCGCTGGATCGCCGAGAACCTTGGCCTAGCTACCCTGGGCTTTGGTCTTGGACATCTTGCAGGAGGCGGCGCTGCTGGTTTGGCCGCAGGACATCCTGCTGTGCAGAAGCTGTCCCCAGAAGCCAAGCGGAGAGTGGTTCAGACTTTCCGCGCGATTGGCGGGGTTGGCGGAGCCGGGACGACCTTTGCGTTGAATCAGATGCGCCTAGCCATGAATGAGCGTCTTAGGCGGAAGAGACTCGCTGAGGATGCCAAGAACAAGAAGGAAGCTCCATCCCCAGAGAAGGTGGCATCAGTGCTACTAGAAAGAGGGTGGAGATGAGCAATCCCCGTGGCGCAACAGTCGGGCCGCAGTCGGGTCTCGGGTTTGACCCAGACCTGTACTTCCTAGAGCTGTACGTCGCGTTTCTTCAGGGATGGTTCAACTTCTTGCCGCTGGATCACGAGTTCCACTGGGAGCCAGATCTAGAGCACTCCCGTGTGGCGATTCGAGGCGAGGCACCCGTAGACTTCACGGTGATGGAATCGCGCCCTCTGATCACCGTCATCTGGGGACCAACTGCGACCCAGAGTCTAGGCATGGACAACTTCGTATCTAGGTCGGGAGAGACCAATCTCTTCACCGATATGGAGTCTGGGACCTTTGTTGTCTACGCTGTGGCTCACGGCGATATCCAGGCAAAGCGCCTGGCGCGTCTGATTGCCCATGCGACTAGGTCCTCACGCAAGCTCCTTGAGGGCCCCGGAGGATTCCACGCGATTGGGAGAGTTGGGCTCTCCATCAACTCTCCAAGTCCTCCGGGGGCACTTGTGATGGGCGCCCCTGATTACAATGACCTGGTTATGGTTCAGGTCAATGTTCCCATTCAGTTTCAGCTCTCTTGGACGGTTGCTCCTGGGAGATCTCCTCCCCAGCACCGCACCTTGGACATGATCACCCAGCAGACACGCGCTCGTGACTACGTGTACCCTTCCCCAGTAGAACTTACGGAGGTACATTTGGGTGATCCTAATTGGAGCACCAGGGCTACCGCGGGTGTTAATCTACTTCCGCGAACAGTCCGCATCATTCGAGGAGCCTACGCTGCTCGACCCGCTACCGTGCAGATCGGTGATGGGATAGATGGTTTCCAACAGTCGGACCTCTCTAAGACCGTTGAGGAGTAGACATGGCCACCCCTTCTGAGAATCGCCCAGGCGTAGTCGTCGAGCAACAGATCGCTCAGACGCCCACCCTCGTGTCTGCCCCTACCTTGGTGCCGATGGTGGTCGGCCCCTGCAAGCAGATCGTTGAGACTCTAAATACTTCGGGCGGCCTAAACGCCGACGCGAAGTACGCCAAGTCCAACTACAATCAGCGTGCGCTGTTCATCCCGAAGGCTGACTTCCCGGATCCCCGCAGCAACATGGATGAACTGATCATCGACGGTACGACTGTCGAGGCATCGCTGAACTTTGGTGGCTCCCTCCGCTCAATCCCTCGCGGGTCGAACGGCACATTCGGGTCATCGTTCTTGAACACCGCGTTGGGAATCACGGGTCACCCCGCCATCCTCTCCGCGCTGACTGAGCCGTTCTCGTTCGATCCGACTGTCGGCGATGCGATTGTGCTTGCCTTCGACGCGACCAATCCTCTCGATGTCAGCAAGGACTTCTCTGTCATCCTCAAGGATACGCTGACGGCCCAGGATGTAGCGGACGCGGTCAACGCCGCTGCGGGCCAGACTGTCGCGCGTGCCTACGATGACGGCGGCGGTAACGTCTACGTCATGTTCTACTCCACCAAGGCTAGCGCTGCGGGTAGCGTGACGCTCCGCGCGGGAGCTTCCGCACTCAAGCTCCTGTTCGGTGCAGGCTTCGATGACTCCCAGGACTACCGCGTCACAGGCGCCGGTTTCCGCGCTCAGGATGACCTGGACTCAGACCTGACCTCGCCCTGGATTGAGTTCACGGGCGGTGAGTACCTTGAGGGTGTCAGCGGCACCTGGACCGCGACTACCTTCCCCGGAGCTACACCGGTCAATGCAATCTGGGCAGCGATTGTTGCTCTGGATCCGGAGACTGGGATTGCGAACCTAGATTCGTTCACCTCTGGTCCCACGGCAGTTGGTCTCGACTTCACGGATACGTCGTCGAGCAACCTGATCCCTCTGAAGGCAGCTACCGCCTCCGTTGCGGGCGACACCTTCTGGTTCGACGGCCAGAACCTTCAGAGCAACGAGGTCATTCGCCTTGAGCCTACCCGCTTCAAGCTAGGCAAGCTCAATGTGGGCCGCTCTACCTTCGACGACAACGGCGTGGCGACTTCTCGGGTCTACGACCAGATCGAGGTCAACCTCATCGTCCACCCCGCGCCGTTCGCACCCTCCTTCACCTGGATTAAGGCTCAGGGCCTTGTCTTCCCTGGTGACGGCACTGGCGTGGCTGCGTCCATCACTGGCGACAACCAGGCGACTGTGGCGAAGGCCGCGATCATCCAGAGCGATGAGATCACCTTCGGCGGCGGTCTCGCTGTTGCGGGACTCACGCTTCTCCTCACGGTCACTGAGGATGATGTCGCTCTCGATCAAGCGACTGTCACCCTAGTTGGCGGCCCCTTCGCCAATGCCACCGCTCTCGCAGTCGGCGTCAACACGGCGCTGACGACCGCTGGCCTGAACTCGAAGGTATCCGCTACTTCAAGTGGTAATCGTCTGGTTCTCGTGACGGCTAAGACTGGCGCAGGTCAGGCGCTGGCGCTGTCCGCAAGTGGAACTGCCAACAGCGCGCTGGAGTTCTCTACGGTCGCGGCCACGACCTCTACGGGTATCGACCCGGAGTTCGCGGCTCCAGCCGTAGTGACGGGCTCGGCCCTGACGTTCCCGCTCACCACGGGCTCGTTGACTTACGAGCTGCTCATCATCGACAACTACGGCACCCACACGCTCACTGAGACAGTGAACCTGGGTGGCGGTACGGTTGCGAACATGGCCGCCCTGATCACCGCGCTGTCCACCGCCTTTGGTGGCGGTGCTGGCGGTGAGATCTACGACGGCTACGTGCATGTCGCGACCCTCAGCGACGATGGTGCGGGCGCCCTCATTGTCACGACGACCGACGTCGGAGCCGATGTCAGCATCGACCTGACCGCAGGTGTTGGTGATGGCTTCACGCTCCTAGGCTTCACCGATGGCGTGGATGCAGAGGCAGACGGCGTGGATGGCCTAAAGGGTACCCAGCTGCTCATGCAGTTCGACGTGAACCCATCGGTCTTCACGGCCGACTTCACAACGAACTCGCTCTCTGATGCGGTTGACGAGATCAACTCCGCAGTGAGCGGTGACGCTCCGGTTGCCGAGGCCACGGCACTTCGCGAGATCAAGATCAGCTCTACGCTGCTTGGTGTTGCGTCGCGCGTTGAGGCCGATACCGCCAGCTCCGCTGCCTCGGTGTTCGGATTCACCGTCCTCCTCAACAACTTCTCGGATACCGGGTCAGGCCGTCCGCTCCCCGACTTCTACCTAGACAACAATGGTAGCGCGCATGTCGGGGCGCAGATCCTGCGTGATCGCCTAACGGGCATCCCATACAGCCTGTCTTCGGCGATTGCGGGCCTCTACGTCGCGTACGAGGCCCTGCGCCTCGACGTGTCCTCTGCCGCTGCCTCTCCCGACATCCTGACCTTTGAGTCTACGACAGACCTTGAGGCAGGAATCGGTCCGATTAGCCCCCGCAACCCTCTGGCTCTTGGCATGTTCCTCGCCAAGATCAACTGCCCAGGGTTCGGAGTCTCGGGTCTTGGCCTTGATGAGACGAATGCCGCTGCTCCGGAAGGCACGGTCGATGCGTGGGCTCGCGCCCTTGAACTCCTTGAGAGCAAGGAGGTCTACGGCATCGCCGCCCTCCAGCGCGAGCCTG